TAAGTGATGGCTTGACATTGGAGGAAATAAAAGAACTTCATGGTGATGATTTTTATTACACAGAGCGTTCAAGAAAACATAGATATATCATTTTTCATGGTTCAAAAACTGATAAAAAAGTTTTACGTTCTAAATTGAAATACGAAGTTATGCCATATCCAAAAGGCGACTCTGAGAGATATGACTCTGGAACAACTGTAAAAACTCAACAACTTTTATTTGTATGAATTACTTTGAAGCAATGAGACTTTTGGACAAAGTGAAAGAGGGTGTTCCTTATCCCTTACATCTGATAAACAAAGCATTGGAGTTAACTGGTGACTTGGAGTAGAAGAAACATTCAAGGCCCAAGCGATAGAGTAATCCTTGAGCAAGCAGAGGCTCGTGAACTATATCGTTCTTGGGAATCAAGTAAAAACTCAAACCTGATTAGAGCGAGATTAGAAAGAGCAGAACGAATATATGGAATTGGCGCAAGAGACAGAATAAGAGAATATATGAACAGAATTAAAGATGGGACGCTTTTATGATGCAGATAATGTTTACAGTTTATGGTGAACCAGTAGCCAAGGGAAGACCAAGATTTGCCAAGCGAGGAAACTACGTCCAAACTTACACCCCTGTCAAAACAAAAAGCTACGAAGATGAAGTGCGCCTCCTTGCTACAAAAGCAAAAGGCTCAGGAAGCACCCTAGAAGGCTCTGTAAGCGTTTTTATTTACATCTCCTTCTCCGTACCCCAGTCTTATTCAAAACGCAAACGTGAGGCTTGTTTGTCAGGTGAGACAAAACACACTAAAAAGCCAGATTTAGATAATGTTGCTAAAGCCATTATTGATGGCATGAATGGGATTATCTTTAAGGATGATTCTCAGATAATAAATCTTCATGTAACTAAAGTTTATGCAGAAGTTGGAAAAGTAGAAGTTTTAATAAGGGAAGAAAATGAAAGCACCTTACAAAGCAATTGAGTTCATCATAGAAAACTCGGTTAAGTTTGCCGAGGCTAAAGCACAGAGGATATACCTCGAAGAATTTAGAAAGACCAAAAAGGCTTTACTAATGAAACAAGCCTTAGAGATGGGCTTTGATTCTGCTGTATCTCAAGAGAGAGAAGCCTATGCCCACATTGAGTATGCAGACTTACTCCGAGGGCTAATGGTGGCAATTGAGAAGGAAGAAACCCTCAAATGGATGCTGGTGGCTGCCCAGATGAAAGCTGACATATGGCGGTCTGAGCAAGCGAGTGAAAGACTTGGCGTAAAAACTACGGAGTAGGGAAAGTACCTAGTAAATAAATTGAACAAGTCTGTTTAGTTTGCTATACTTCACTCAGCCCAAGAAATTCTCAAGGGTACTTTTAAGGAAATCAAAATGACACACACAATTACTCGCTCAGTAGTTAAGACTTCAACAGGTTATGTTGTTAATGGTGCTTTCAGTTGCATGATGCGCTTAGACGAAAACGGCAAAGTGGTTTACAGCAACATGAATCCTGACGCTAAAGAATACAAAGTAATGTATCGTCTTTTCAAAAAATCAATCTAATTTAACAGGGGGCATAGTCCCCCACTTTTAAGGAATAAATCATGAAATACGAATTTGACACAACAACTGGCGAAGGTTCTGTAATCGTTACTGTCGTGATGGAATACGAGCGTGACGAAGAAGGCACTTACAACGAGAACATTGATGAAGTCTGGTTTGAAGGACGTAACGTCATGGGAATCTTTACTGACCAGCAATATAAAGAATTAGAGATGGAAGGGACAATGCGCCTGTCTAGCCATTTACTTGCAGAAGCTGACGAAGCCAAGATAGCTGCTTACGAAGGTTGATATGACTAGAAAAGACATTATTCGCATGGCACGAAAAGCTGGTTCATTGATTGAAACGGCTCAAGAAAAAGATTTGATTTGGCTTGAAGATTTTGCTAATCGTGTTGCACAACGTGAGCGTGATGCGTGTGCAAAAGTATGTGAAAAATTGCAAAAGGATATGACTCCTGTTGCTTCATTAAGTGCATTTGCTTGTTCAATAATGATAAGAGCAAGGGGACAAGCATGACTGATTGGACTAGGGAAGAAGACGAAGCATTTAATGATGTAGAGCAACAAAGCAACCTTGGTAAGCAAATCCTAAAAGATATGGGTCAGCCCTATCATTTTGATACCTACGTTTCACCCTCACAAAGAAACCATGTTCTTGAGGAAGTGGCTTTAGAGTTTGACAAGATGCCTTTTGGTGACACAGCACATAGTTTTGCTGCTTTTGTCAGGGGGATGAAGCAATGACTAAAGACGAAGCATTACGCCTTGCATTGAAAACATTGGAATATGCTGGGCCATCATGGATAGAAGCAAGACAACCCGCCATCACCGCCATCAAAGAAGCCTTGGCCAACGAAGCCCTCGACAAGATGGCAGAGAACGCCAGAGAGTTAGGGCTGGACTATGAGCCAGAGCAACCAAAGGTAAGAACAGGAAATTGTTTGCGGGTAGGCGTGTGCGCTTCAGAAGGACACAAGATTCAACCACAGCGCACATGGGTTGGGCTGACGGATATTGACTACGCAGGATTACCACTTGAACAAGTTGGACTTGTCCGATGGGCAGAAGCCAAACTAAGGAGTAAAAATGAAAGTAAGAATTAGAAAAGATGCTGATGGCGCATGGAGTGTCGAGACTAAAAAATGGTACGAGTTTGAATGGAGATACCAAAAATGTATGCTTGGTGATGACGCAGAAAAGAGAGCATTGGAATATGCTCGTCTGCTGCTAAACCCTGTAATCATTGAAATTACATGAACAACAGACCCAATAACAAGGAAAGACTCCACTTGGCAAAGATTAAAGAAATGCCTTGTGGGGTCTGTAACGCTTCTCCTCCAAGCGATGCACACCACATTGTTCAGCATAACCAATACTTATGTATTCCTTTATGCAAGGATTGTCATCAGGGGCCACATAACGGCATACATGGGTCAGCTAGGCTGTGGTCTGTGATGAAGTTAAGCGAGATGGATGTTTTGAATTTGACGTTGGACAAACTTTTGAGGTAGGATGTGCTAACTCAGTTGCCATTGAGACTTTAGAGGGACTTGTTCCCTCTTTTTTTTTATGAGATAATAAATAAACTCCATAGGGATAACCATGTCTGGTTTACTTGAGCCATCCGTAAAAATTGAAATTGAGATACAAAGCCAAGAGAAAAAAGGCGAAGCGTGTCCAGTTGCCACAGGTGACGTAGAAGTCAATCTTGAGTGTCGCCAAAAAGCCATTGATAAGGCGAACTACGGCCCAATGAATCCTAACGAGCCAAACGCTGATTACTGGCGTGATATTTCTAAGGCTTGGAGAATCTCACCTGCACAGGCTAAAAAGTCTCGTTGCGGAAACTGCGCTGCCTTTATCCAAACCCCTAAGATGCTTGCTTGCATTGAATCTGGTCTTGAGATGAACGGCACAGAGATGGATGCTTGGGAAGTCATTGATGCTGGTGACTTAGGCTATTGCGAAGTGTTTGATTTTAAGTGTGCTTCCAAGCGTACCTGTGAAGCATGGATTAGTGGTGGGCCAATAACCGAGGATGAATATGATGGGAACGACAAACCAACAAGCGATGGAAATGATGAAGAAGTATATGGAGAAGAAGACTAAACCAGCTTCTAAGCCTATGCCCATGCGTGGAGAGCGTACTGCAAAGAACAAAGCAAAGAAGCCAAAAAAATGAACGGCTTATATGCAAATATCGCAGCCAAGAAAAAGCGAATTGAAGCGCAAAAAGCTGCTGGTAAAACTCCAGAGCGTATGCGTAAAGTTGGCTCGAAGGGTGCGCCTACTGCGGATGCGTTTAAGCAAGCAGCTAAGACTGCTAAAAAGAAGTGATTAAGCGTGGGTCAGAGCAGTTTTCTGGCTATAACAAGCCCAAAGCTACTCCTAGCCATCCCACTAAGTCTCACGCTGTTTTAGCTAAGTCTGGTGAGGATGTAAAGCTAATCCGCTTTGGTCAACAAGGGGCTAAAGGCTCACCTGATGGCACGAAGCGTAACGAAGCGTTTAAGGCTCGTCACGCAGAGAACATTGCCAAGGGTAAGATGAGTGCAGCGTATTGGGCTAACAAGGTCAAATGGTGAACAACATGAAAATGACAAAAGCTGGTCAGAAGAAAGTTGGCAAGGTTATGGGTGAGTATAAAGAAGGTACTCTGCACTCTGGTAAAGGCGGTAAGGTTGTAAAGAGCCGTGACCAAGCTATTGCTATTGCTATGGCAGAAGCTGCTAAGAAAATGGGTAGGATGAAATAATGGCAAGCCTCCTTGATTCCGCTTTAGGATGGATGCAAGACCCTAGACGCACTCAGCAATTGCAGGGTACAGGTAGGGCAATCCAACAAGGACTGTTAAACATTCAGCAGTCTGATAAGCGTTTTCAAGATTTGTTCGATAAGTCATTTGGTGACCCAAAACAACCATTTAAGGTTACTGACAAAAAAGCATTGTCTCAGTTAGCCGAAATGACCCAAAGCGGTTTGCTTGGCATGGCTGAAGTTGGTATGTTTGTCGGTGCTGGCTCTAAGGCATTTGACAAAGCAATGGCTTTTACTGCTACCAAGCTAGAGAAAAAAGGCGCATCTCCACAGGAAATCTGGAAAGAAACAGGAACTGTCCGTGGGCCTGATGGTCAATGGAGACAAGAAATTAACGATGCGGAAGCTAAGTTTGTTACCGCACCAGAGATGCTTGATAAAGCTGCATTGCTTAAACAGAACATTTCTGAAAACAAGCAAAAGATTAAAGAATCTAAAGAATATCCTGATTTGTTTCCTAAAGAGTTGAACAAGGCTCAAAAGGCTTTGAGAGAAGAAAACAAGTCAAACAAAGAGTTAGTAGATACTTACACATATAACCAAGCATTTACTGGCTCACCTGCAAAACTGGCTATTGAGCATCCAGAACTTTATAGGGCATATCCAGAACTTGAAGACGTAAGAGTTATGCAAGGAACAGTAAAGCCTGACTTTCTTGGTGCTTTTATTCCTAAATACAATGCTTTGGAAGTAACTAAAGAAGGTTTAAAACAAGACCCAAGGTCAACTGCATTGCATGAGATGCAACACGCTATTCAAGAAAAAGAAGGTTTTGCTGTTGGTGGCAATGTTGACGCTATGTCTCAGTTAATTGCTCAATCAAAATATAACTTAAAAGATATTGAACGAAAAATCATCAATCAGCGAGATGCTGCTTCTGATGAAGCCAGAATGTACATAGCAAAGGCACAACAAGAGCCTGAGTTTAAAAAGTTTGTTGATGATGCTTTTGACAAGTACAAAGCACAACTTGGTGAAAAGTCAGAAGACAATCCATTTGGTGTCGATTTACAAGATGCTGTTCAGTTTCAACTACTAGAACAATCACCAATTTTAAGCAACTACATAAAAGAAGCAGAATCTTTAAGAGGATTGGCTAACTTAGACCCATATCAAGGTTATCGTGCTTTGATGGGTGAGGCAGAAGCAAGACTTACTCAAACTCGTAAGGACTTAACTCCAGAAGAACGGAGAAAGTATTTCCCATTTGAGTTTCAAGATAAAAATCTTAATCCTTATGGGTTAGATGTTCCTATCAATAGCCTGATAAACTTGGATGAAAGAGGAAACTTAGTTCAAAGTGGATTACTAGGTCAGTAATTACTAACTTAACCTTGACCAACCCTAGAGGAGTCAAACAAAATGGCACAAGTCGGAAGACCAATAAACAAACTTCATCAGGAAGATGTACGCAAAAAGATTCAAGTAAGTCAATTACTAAATGTTTTGCAAAATCATGCACTTGGCACAACTGAAGACTTAAGTCCTACAAGGATGAAGGCTATTGAGATACTCTTGCGTAAATCAATGCCTGATATGGCTTCAGTAACCATAAGCGGTGACTCTGACCAACCACTTCAGCACATCGTTACATGGGCGAAGTAATCGAAATTCCCTATAAGCCAAGGGAACACCAACTAAAGGTTCACGAGTTACTGGAAGGCAAACGCTTTGCAGTAGTAGTTGCACATCGAAGGTTTGGCAAGACTGTTGCAGCACTTAACCACTTAATCCGTGAGGCGGTGCTAAACGAGAAAGAAACACCCAGATACGCTTACATTGCGCCTACTTATGGACAAGCAAAGCGTGTAGCTTGGGACTATCTCGTTAAATACACTACTCCGCTAGGCGGTACTAACAACATCTCAGAGTTACGAGTTGACTTCTGGGGTAGGCGTATTCAACTATATGGCTCAGACAATCCTGATTCCCTGCGAGGTCAATACTTTGATGGGGTAATCATCGATGAGGTGGGTGACCAGAATCCTAAGATATGGACAGATATTGTTAGACCTGCACTAGCTGACAGGAAGGGCTGGTGTCTCTTTATTGGTACGCCAAAGGGACACAACCACTTTAAAGAACTGCGAGACAGGGCTGAGAAAGAGGATGGATGGGGACTGCTAGAGTTCAAAGCCTCGGAGACAGGGGTAGTGGATGACACAGAACTGAAGGCTGCTAAGAATGAGATGGGTGAAGACAAGTACCGCCAAGAGTTTGAGTGTAGCTTTGACGCTGCTGTAGAAGGCTCTTACTATGGGCAAATCCTCAACGAGTTAGAAGAAAAGAAGCATATGCAAGAGATTCCCAGAGAGGAACTGAGCAGAACTTTTACTGCTTGGGACTTGGGAATGGGTGACTCTACGTCTATCTGGGTGGCTCAATTGGTAGGTACTGAGGTGCGCCTAATCGACTATTACGAGAATCACGGAGTTGGTTTAGACCACTATGTGAAGTGGATTAAGGATAACGATTACTCAAAAGCAGAGCATATATTGCCCCATGACGTTAGGGTTAGAGAGTTAGGCACAGGCAAGAGCCGTATGGAGATGCTTGAGGAATCAGGACTAGAGGTCAAGATTGCACCCAGAATGGGACTAGATGATGGCATCCAAGCAGTAAGAAGGTTATTGCCAAGGTGTTGGTTTAATGTCCCAAAGGTGCAAACAGGACTAAATTGCCTGAGAAACTACCGCAGAGATTACGATGAGAAGCGTAAGATATTCTATGAAAGACCACTACACGATTGGTCTAGTCATGGCTCTGATTCGTTCCGTTACTTAGCCCTTGGATTGGATGAAGGTCATTCAACGTGGTCTAAGCCGATTAACCAAACTCCGAAATGGATTGTCTAATGTATGTATCAATGCAGGGTGTAAATTTAGCACCTAAAGTAAAAGAACTTGAAAAGCGTATCGAAATGCTTGAAAATGTGGTAAATGAGTTAAAATTGGACAAACCCAGAATGGGACGCCCTCCAAAGGACAAGCATGGCACAGAACGAGTTAATGTCGATAATCCAATCAGAGATTGATGATGCAATTGGATTTATTGAAAGCGAAACTGTTGAACAACGCAAACAGGCTCTGGAGGCTTATCTACGACAACCTTACGGCAATGAGGTTGAAGGTAAAAGCCAGATTGTCACAGGAGAAGTAGCCGAAGCCATTGATGGTGCGCTACCTAGCTTAGTCCGTATCTTTACAGGCTCAGACAATATCGTAGTCTTTGAGCCACAAGGCCCGAGGGATGAAGCCTCTGCAAAACAGGCCACAGACTACTGCAATTGGGTGTTCAACAGGGATAACGCTGGTGTAGCTATTCTGCATGATTGGTTCAAAGATGCCTTGATGCAGAAGAACGGCATTGTTAAGGCTTATTGGGAAGATAAAGAAGACATTACCAAAGAGCGTTACTTTGACTTGTCTGATGACGAGTTAGCAATGCTGATGAGTGATGAGACTATGGAGATTGTCGAGCAAGATACGACAGAGTTTCCAATATTTGACCCAATGGGTCAGCCAGTTATAGACCCTATGGGTATGCCTGTGATGGGTGCGACACACAATGTTGTGGTGCAACAAAAGAAGAAATCAGGAAAAGTAACGATTGAGAATGTACCTCCCGAAGAATTCCTGATAAGCAAGAAGGCTAGAACTATTGCTGATTCACCATTCGTAGCCCATCGTCAGATGTTAACTCGTAGTGATTTATATGCTATGGGTTTTAATAAAAAGCAAGTTGAAGGCTTGCAGATGGGTGATGCTTTGGCATACACACCAGAGCGTGTGGCTCGTTATGCAGCAGGTGAGCAACCTTACCAAACACAGACTGATGACCCATCTATGCAAGAGATTGAGGTCTTTGAGTGCTATGTCAAAACTGACGTAGATGGAAAGGGCATTGCTTCATTGGTTCAAGTGTTCTACGCTTCTAATGAGATTCTGCAAGATGAGAAGGGTAAGGAAATGGTTGAGGAAGTGGACTATGTTCCTTTCCACTCAATCTGTCCTATACCAATTCCGCATAAATTTTTTGGTAACTCGTTGGCTGACAGAACAGTTGACCTACAGTTAATCAAGACTACTATCACTCGTCAGATGTTGGATAACTTATATCTGACTAATAACGCACGAGTGGTTGCGGTTGAAGGTCAAGTAAACCTTGATGACTTGCTTACATCTACTGCTGGTGGTGTTATTCGTGCTAAGTCACAAGGTGCTGTTCAACAGTTAGTTGTGCAGAACGTGGCAAATCAGGCTTTCCCGATGCTTCAGTATCTGGACACAGTACAGTCTAAGCGTACTGGTGTATCTGATGCTTCACAGGGTTTAGACCCTGCTATCTTGCAGAACGTGACTGCTGCTGCCGTAGCCTCTATGCAACAAGCTGGCGCAGGTAAGATTGAACTAATGGCTCGAATCTTTGCTGAGACAGGCGTTAAGTCTTTGTTCCAAGGCATCTTGCATTTGCTCTGTAAGTATCAGGATAAGGCTCGTGTTGTGCGTATGCGTGGTGAGTTCGTAGAGTTTGACCCTAGAACATGGGCTAACCAATACGATGTTTCTATCAACGTAGGTTTGGGTGCTGGAAACCGACAAGAGCAGATGGCTATGCTGTCAATGGTTCTTGCTAAACAAGAGCAGTTGATTGCTCAGTACGGCCCTGCCAATCCTTACGTTTCCCCTGCACAGTATCGTGGCACATTGGGACGCATGGTAGAGATTGCTGGATTTAAGGATTCTGCTGAGTTCTACAAAGCGATTACGCCAGAGCAAGACCAAGCATTGAGTAATCCTCCTCCACAACAACAGCAGATGCCTCCAGAAGTTCAAGCAATCATGGCTAGGACTCAAGCTGAGATACAAGCTAACCAAGCCAAGGCTCAAGCTGACATTCAGTTGAAGCAACAGCAACAACAGATTGATATGGAGATGGCGCAACAGAAGGCTGTTCTTGAAATGCAGATGATGCGTGAGAAAGAAGCTGCTAAGTTGCAACTAGAGCGTGAGAAACAACAGGCTTACTTTGCTATGAAGCAACAAGAGTTTGAAGCAGAAGCACAACTGAAAGCAATGAAAATTGGTGCTGGCATTACATCTAACGTAGAGATTAGGGGTTAATCATGGCAGTTACTAATGCAGATATTCTCGGTTGGTTGAATGAAAATCCTAATGCTAGTCCAGAACTTATCAATCAAACGATGGCAGAGGCTGGTGTAAGTGCTGCTCAGTATCAATCTGCTACTGGTACGCCTCCTCCTCCAGTAAATTTAGAACTGAGTTTGCTTAAAGCACCTCCTCCTCCAGTATCACAAGAAACAACTGCAGCACCAGTAGCCCCTCCTCCTCCAGAGAGATTGCAAGGTGGCCCTGTACAAATGCCTCCTCCAGTACCGACTGTAACTAACGCTGACATTCTTGGATGGTTTAACGAAAATCCAAATGCTGACGCTACATTGATTAACCAAACAATGCAAGCTGCTGGAGTTTCTCCAACACAAGTTGCTTCTGCGCTTAAAGGCAATCCAGAGATTGCACAGACATATCTAACTCAGCAAATTCTTGGTCAAGGTACTGCTGACCAATGGACAGGCGAGGGCAAAGGTTCAGCACAAGCTAACGCTGCTGACATGGCTAATATTTTAGCCAGTATTGGAATTACAGACATTAACCAGTTTGGTCAGATTACTAAGCAAGTTCCTGTTACTTACACAGATGAAAATGGCACTTCATACGATACTGGTCAAACACAAACAGTTACTACTTATGGGAATAAAGTAACTGGTCAAGAAGTTCCTAATACTTATTCAGAACGTCAAACTGGAAATGCTTTTGGTGGCACGTTTGCAGGTAAAGGTAACACAGGTTATCGAGTTGAGTTTGCCCCTAATGGCACTCCAGTTTTTTACACAACTGGCGCATCTAGTTCTGATGCTGGTGATTGGATGCCTATTGTTCAACTTGCATTAGCTGCAACTGGTGCTGGTGGTTTGCTTGGTAATGCTTTACTTGGCGCAGGTGCTGGTGCAGTAGCTTCTAACGCATTGGGTAATGCTATTCTCGGTGGTTTAACAACTGGAATTGCTGGTGGTGACCCACTTAAAGGTGCAATATTAGGCGGTGCAGGTGGTGCATTGAGTGGCTATCTACAGGGTGGCCCGATAGACGCATCTAACATGACTGCAACACAGTTTAATGATGCTATTGAAAGTCAGTTAATTAGTTCAATGCAAGGCGCAGGATTAACAAACGCACAAATTACTCAGTTTTTAGAAAACGCAAGCGCAGCAGATATTGCATCTATTACTAGCGCATTACCTGTAACAGGTGCGTCTGATACTTTGCTTGTTAATGCTGCCAGAACACCAATTACTGTTGATTCTTTAATAAACACTCTTTCACAAGTTCCAACTGTTGTTACAACTGCAACTAGACCAGAACAAGTGTCTCCAGATGTAATCAATGCTGTCACATCTATTTTGGGTGGCGGTACAACTGCGCCTCCGACTGTTGAGGTAACTTCAACTAGACCTACACAGCCTGACATTCCAGTTATTACTACAGTGCCTACAGTACCTACAGCAACTGCGCCTACAGTTGTAACTCCTACAGTTCCAACAGTTACTACTCCTCCTACTAAAGATACAACATTAACTGTTCCAGACATTATTAGAATTATTGGTATTGGAGGAACTATTGCAGGAATTGGTGCTGCTGCCACACCAAACACTCCTACTGGCCCTCAGTACCCAATTGTTGAAGTTCCTACTGATTGGAGAACACCTCCAAAGACAGGCGTTGCACCATTTACACCTTTGCCTCCAATTAACTTTGGTAACAGAAACCTACTAATTGGCACTCAATGGGAAAAGTTCCTAGACCCTAACTATGGTCAAGTGCCAGAGCCTATCCAATACTCACAGCCATCTAGCCTGAGTTACAACGACTTGATGGGTATTTTGGGTAGCAAGCAAGGTATGCCATCAGCAAGTAGCCTAAGTATTAACGACATTATTTCTGGGATACAGAATCAGTATGGACAAACACCTACTCGCACAATGGGCTAAAAACCTGTTAAATGATGACTTTTTCAAAGAAGTCATAGATAACTTGAAAAAACAGCAGATTAGTGTGATAATTAACACAAGTGCAGAAGAATCTGATAGGCGTGAAGACGCTTACAGGCACATTAAGTCTATTGAACTGATTACAGGACACCTAGAAGGTTTAGCCTCGGAAACTGTGATTAAAGAGAAGAAGTGGAAGATTCTGTAGCCTAAAAGCTACCCTCCGTCCAGAAGGTTTCTGGCGATTATTGAGATGACAAATGGAAAACACCAACCCTAATGGGAGTGAAAGCCTAGATGTAAACCAAGCTGCTTCAGCGTTTGAAGGCATGATGGGTGATTCTGAGGAAGCCGAACAAGGCCAAGCCGAAGGTCAACCAGAGTACCAACAAGAGACTGATGAAGTTGAGTACGCAGAGGAATCTGACGAGCCTAAGCCTAGATATAAAGTCAAGGCATCTGGTGAGGAAGTCGAAGTAGAACTAGACGAACTTATTAAGGGTTATCAACAAGGTACGGATTACACTAAAAAGTCTCAGGCTCTAGCTGAACAACGTAAGGCGATTGAAGCTGAGCGTAGTCACTTAGAGTATGTTAAACAAGAGCGACAGGCATACGCCCAGAAGTTGCAAGCGTTGGATAGCTTCCTTACGCAGCAAAATCGGGGTGTGGACTTAGAAGTTTTAAAGGAAACAGACCCTATCGGTTATGCGGTAGCGGTAGCTGAACAGAGCCAGCGTGAGAAGCAGTTAGCAGTAGTCAGGAATGAACAGCAACGCATTGCCCAACAGCAACAAGCAGAGCAACAATCCCAACTGCAAGCGCACTTACGCACAGAATCTGAGAAGCTAGTTAGTCTGATTCCTGAGTTAGCTACGCCACAGGGTGATGCGGTACGGAAACAAATCCGTGACTATGCGAAGTCTGTTGGATGGACTGACCAAGAACTTAGTTCCGTGTATGACAGTCGTGCTGTGCAGACCTTGTATAAGGCAATGAAGTATGAGCAACTTCAAAAGAGCAAACCAGAGTTAAATAAAAAACTCCAGTCTGCCCCTAAGATGATGCGTTCTGGTACTTCAGTTCCTCAAGCTAGGTCTTCACAAGATAAACAGGCAATGCAAAGGTTGCGTGAAACTGGAAAAGTTACTGACGCTGCCAGAGCATTTGAACGATTTTTATAAATTTTGGAGTATTAAATTATGGCTACCTATCAAACATATACCGCAATCGGTATGAGAGAAGACCTTTCGGATGTTATCTACTCGATTTCACCAACAGATGTTCCATTTATGTCTTCCATTGGCAAGACTAAAGCTACTGCTGTTTTGCATGAGTGGCAAACGGACTCACTTTCCGCTGCGGTTTTAACGAACTACACTGTTGAAGGGGCCACGGCATCTGATGCCACTATGTCTCCTACAACTCGTGTAGGAAACCGCACTCAGATTGCACAGAAGACTATCAAGATTTCTGGCACTTTGCAGTCTGTCGATAAGGCAGGCCGCAAATCTGAAAAAGCCTACCAACTGGCCAAAGCATCGGCCGAAATTAAGCGGGACATGGAGACTTCCCTGTTGAGCAACCAGATTGCTGCCAATGGTGATTCTTCTACTGCTCGTAAATTGGGTGGTCTGCAAGCATGGTTGAACTCTAACTATGATGGCGGTACTTCTGGCGTGGCTGGTGACTTGGGAACTACTGCTCGTACAAACGGCACAAACCGCACTTTCACAGAAGACATTTTGAAAGTTGTTGTTCGTGAAGTTTACGCTTCTGGTGGCAATCCTAAAGTGTTGATGGTCAACCCTGCTCACAAGCAGTTGGTTTCCACTTTCACAGGTATTGCTGCACAGCGTTTCATGGCCCCTAGCAATTCGCCTACGACTATCATTTCGGCGGCCGATGTTTACCTGAGCGACTTCGGTTCAATTTCCGTTGTTCCGAACAGATTTATGACATCTACCAATAGCTGCGATGATGTTGCATTTATTGTTGACCCTGACATGGCTGCTGTAGCTTACTTGCGTCCTTTCCAGACCAACGAGTTGGCTGTAACTGGCGACAACGAATCCACACAGTTGTTGGCTGAGTACACCTTGGAAGTTAAAAACCAAGGCGCACATGGCATCATTGCCGACATTACTCCTTAATCTGGTGTAACCCAAAAAATGCCTCAGACTAACCCTCTGGGGCATTTTCTTTTCTACTCAAACTGATAGAATTAGGCTATGCAAAATCCTACCAATTTTAGACAAACTGCTGTTCATGCTGATGGTGAAGGCGGTATCGTTATTCAAACTCGTCAGGATGTTACTGACATTGTTGAGCAGAATAAAAAAGAATATAACTCGTATGACGAGAGAGCAAGATGGTCAGACCAATTGTTTGGCAATAAGGTTGCGTCTATTCCTTTGACAGTCATTGATGACTTGAACAAAGCTGGAATCATGCGTGGTTATGCTGTTCTGGATGACAAGCGTTTTGCTGCTTGGTTAAATGACCCAATGAATCGTGCATGGCGCACTAGGACAGGAGTTGTATGAGTTTTGCTACCTACTCTGATTTGCAGACTTCAATAGCCAATTATTTGGCTAGGTCTGACTTGACTTCTCAGATTCCCGACTTTATTACATTTGCTGAAAACCGACTCCGTAGAGAGTTGCGTATTCGCCAGATGTTGAAATCCGTTACGACTGCTACAGTATCTGGTGACAATACCATTGAGATACCTGCTGACTTTTTGCAGGTGCGTGATTTTGTTGTAATGACAAATCCTATTCAGCCACTTAGCTACTCAAGTCCATCAGCATTGTCTAATGACCCAAGAGCATCAGAAGTTGGTGTTCCTTTGTCTTACACAATTCTTGCTAACGACTTTCAAGTATCTCCAGCACCAGATGGTATCTATACAGTAAAACTGTTGTACTTCTCTGCGCCAGCTTATCTATCGTCTAGCAATACAACTAACGTATTCCTGACAACAGCACCAGATGCTTTGCTCTACGCTTCTTTGATTGAAGCAGAGCCTTACTTAATGAATGACGCACGAATCAATACATGGGGAACTATGTATGACAGAGCGATTGCGTCCCTAACCAAGTCTGACGAAGAAGGTCAGTATTCTGGTGTTCCTTTAGCAATGAAACTAACTCCAAGGTGAAACTATGGCTGAAATGAGTAACTATCTCGAAAATGCGCTGATTAACGGCACATTGAGAGCAACAACGTACACAGCACCAACAACTGTGTACTTAGCCCTTTATACATCTGACCCAACAGACGCTGACACAGGTACAGAAGTATCTGGTACTAGCTATGCTCGTCAGTCAATTACATTTGGTGCGCCTAGCAATGGTGCAACTACCAACTCTGCTGCTATTGAGTTTCCTCAAGCTGGTGGCTCATGGGGTACTGTTGCCTATGTTGGTATTCGTGATGCTTTGACGACAGGTAATCTGTTGTATCACACACCATTAGACGCTTCTAAGACTATTGCAACTGGTGATGTGTTCCGCATTGCTGCTGGTTCATTGAGCGTTACTTTAGCGTGAGATGGCTGACTTACTGCCTCCGTGGACAATTGACTCGCTAGACAATTTAAAGTCTAGCATTGATGACTTAACACTCACACTCGATAGTCCACTTTATGAAACCTCTGTAACCCTATGGGATGCCTATGGGTCTGTAACTGCGTCTGCAAGCGTTATAGCCGATGGCACTAGGGTTCAGTTTGGTTCTGGGGCGGTAAACGGCACAGCAACTTTTACAGCAGATGCTGTCAGGGTTCAATACGCTAGTGCAAGCATTGAATGTTCTGCTAGTGCTTCATGTGAAGGCATTAGGGTACAGAACGCTACAGTTGGAATAGACGCAGTAGCAATCGTTATCTGCGATGCTATCCGTGTTCAGTTTGCAAGTGCAAGCGTTACCTGTAGTGCTGATGTAACTGCTGTTGGTGGCATCATCAAGGATGGCGTTGCCTCCGTTACTTGCGTAGCTTTAGTTGTCGCAAATGGCGGTATTGTCGCTGAAGGTGTCGCAAGTATTACTGGTAATGCAACAGTAACTGCAATTGGTATCCGTGAACAAAATGCTTCTGCTAGTGTTAGCGGAACATCTACAGTAACTGCTGATGCAATAAGGGTTAGAGATGCAGTAGCAAGTGTTACGGCTAATGCAAACGTATCTGCACAAGCTAACGCTACATATGGAAATGTGATTGCGATTACTGCGCTTGCTACGATTACTGCAAATGGCGTTATTCTTGGTGACAACTGGACTCCTGTTGTCGTAGATGACAACACATGGACACCAGTAAGCAGAGACACAAATACTTGGACAGCAGTTCCAGTAGATTCAAATACATGGACACCAGTTGCTGCTAACGACAACGATTGGACAATTCAGTCTCAAGGAAGTAATACATGGCTACGACAAAATTAACTTTTGGTGAGTGGATGCCTGACCAACCTAGCGTATCAGGTGCGTTAACTGATGCTAAGAACGTGGTTTCTCAGGCTATTGGTTATGGCCCATTTCCTGCGCCAGTTACGTTCTCAACAAGTGATGCTGCTGAAGACTTAACTTCTCTTTATGCTGCCAAGCAACCCAATGGTGATACTGCCTTGTTTGCTGCTGGTGCAACTAAGATTTATACAGTAACTGGTGTAGGTGCTATTACTCAAGTTAAAACAGGCATGACAACTGGTGCTAATGATAGGGTTCGTTTTACTCAGTTTGGCAAGACTGTAATCACTACAAACAATGCTGAAAGACTCCAAGCATGGACGCTAGGAACATCTACATCGTTTGCTGACTTATCGGCTACTGCGCCTATTGCTAAGTTCATTACTGTCGTGCGTGATTTTGTCGTGGTTGCAAATACGCTAGAAACTACTCAGCAACAATATCGTGTACGTTGGTCAGCATTAAATAATGAGACTGATTGGACTGAGGATGTAAACACTCAGTCTGATTATCAGGACATTCCTGATGGTGGACAGATTGTAGGAATCCGTGGTGGTGAGTTTGGTCTTGTCTTTTTGGAAAGAGCAATTCACCGAATGACTTACGTTGGTACTCCGTTCATTTTCCAGTTTGACAACATCTCTCGTGGTAAAGGTTGCATGGCTTCTGGCTCAATTGCACAATACCAAGGTGTAACTTTCTTTTTGTCGGACGATGGTTTCTATATGTGTGATGGACAAAACGTCACGGCTATTGGCGCAGAAAAGATAGATAGATTTTTCTTACAAGACGCTTCTGAATCTGACTTTAAAACAATGTCTGCTGCTGTTGACCCTATCCGCAAACTTGTAATCTGGAATTACAAAACTGTTAACGGAAACAGAAGCGTACTGATTTACAACTTTAAGACTCAGAAGTGGACTTATGGGGACGCAGGGACGGACTTCTTGTCTGAAGCCTCTACCTCGTCTGTAACGCTTGAGCAGTTGGACAGTCTTTCTGCTTCTATTGATGCCTTAACCACAAGTTTAGACTCACAATTATTTATTGGTGGTAAGTATTTCTTAGGCGGTACTTTAGCCACTCGTGTGATGAGTTTTACAGGTGCTAACCAAACAGCCGTAATTTCTACGGGTGACTTGGACATTGGTGCTAACTCAGTAGTAACCCTAGCTAGACCTATTGTTGACAATGGCTCTGCGACTGTGGCTATTGCTTCTCGTACCCTGCTAAACCAAGGTGTGAATTTTAATACTGCGGTAGCGGCTAGTTCAGAGAATCGTGTACCACTTAGAAGCGCAGGTAGGTATCACAGGCTAAAGGTTAGTCCAACAGGTGCTAACTGGAATAACGCTATCTCTGTGGATGTGGATGTAACTCCACAAGGGGTTCGCTGATGTTTAGAAGCCTACCTGCATTTGGTGGTGACCAGAGGGCTGTGGCTGAAGTAGTCCGTGGCATCATGGACGGAAAGACTAATAACACAGGGACTTTGACTCTGGCAACTGGTGGGGCTTTAACTACCACTTTGACAGACAGAAGGATAGGCCCAGACAGCGTGATTGTCTTTGTCCCTGCCTCTGCTGCTGCTTTTGTTGATTCTGCGCCTTATGGTGCTTTTCAAGACGGAACAGACCAGACTGTAGCTAATACAACGACTGCCTATCCTATTACCTTTGATACAACCGACTTCTCTAATGGGGTTACCTTATCAAATAGTTCTAGGTTAAATGTAAAAGCAGCAGGGTTGTATAACATACAGTTTTCTATTCAACTGAAAAACACAACAAACGACTCGCAAGATGCTGATATTTGGTTTAGAAAAAACGGAACAGATATAGCTGCCTCTAACAGTAGGTTTGGTTTAGCCCAGAGAAAAGCAGCTGGTGACCCATATCACTTGATTGGGGCAATGAACTTTTATGTAGATTTGGCGGCTAATGATTACATCCAGTTAATGTGGAGAGCCTCGGATGTTGGTGTGGTAATTGAGCATTATGTTGCTGGAACAAGCCCTACAAGACCAGCTACGCCATCTGTGATAGCGACTGTTAACTTAGTGTCACTCGCTGCCTCAACAAACATCTACGCTAGTTCCCAAGGACAGGGTACGGCTACGATTACCCACTTTGCCAATTCAACTGCAAATAAGACGTATAGATATGCAATTATTGGTTGATTTTGATTATTTATGTATAATGTGTTCCGTGGATGACCCATCTCGGAATCCGAAACTCTAGGAGTAAAGATGGCTACTACCACTACGTCACAAATTGACCCAACAATCCAACCTTATCTAGGTTATGGATTACAGCAAGCACAGCAGTTGTATCAGGGCGGTGGCCCTCAGTATTATGGTGGCCCAACTTATGTTGCCCCATCTACTACCACTCAAACAGGATTACAGGCTTTAGAGGCTCGTGCTTCTTTGGGTAATCCACTACTACAGTCTGCACAGAATCAGTTGCAGAACACAGTTTCTGGTGGGTTCTTGGGTGGTAATCCATTCTTTCAAGGTGCGTTCCAACCTGCTGCTCGTGCTGCTGAGACACAATTTAAAACAACTCTAGGCGACATTGCATCTAAGTCAAGCCTAGCAGGGCGTTATGGCTCTGGTGCTATGGGTTCTTTGCAAGACAGGGCTACTGGTGCATTTGGTCAACAGTTGGCTAATACTGCTGGACAGTTGGCTTACCAGAACTATGCTGATGAGCGTAATCGTCAGCAACAAGCTACGATGGCTGCGCCTCAAATGGCTGGTGCTGATTACCAAGATATTCAGAATATGTTGCAAGCAGGTCAATTGCGTGAAGGCTACCAAGGTCAGCAAATGCAAGGTGACATTGCTAAGTTTAACTTCTTGCAAAACCAACCACAGCAGAATTTGCAGAACTATCTATCGTTGGTATATGGTAACCCACTAGGACGAGTAGCTTCTTCTACTACTAGCGGAACACAAGACACATCTATGTTGCAAAATGTACTTGGGTTAGCTGCTGTTGGTGGTGGCTTGTATAAGAATCTAGGCGGTCAACAAGGCATTAGCAACTTGTGGAATAGCGGTGCTAATTGGTTGAGTGGTGCGCCTAACATGGGTACTATTGATGCTAGTTACCCTGCTCTTGGCACTAACTGGTGGGATTAAATATGGCTGGACTATTAGACATTTTTGGTACAGGCGGCTCAAGCACAATGGGTCTGCTTGGTATGTCACCTGCTGACATTCAAAGCAATCGTGACGATGCACAAGCACAAGCACTCTACGCATTGGCTGGCAGATTGTTTGCAGGTGGTAATACAGGACAGTCTATTGCTGAAGGTTTGCAACTTGGTCAGAGAGCCTATAAGGGCGGTATGCAAGAAACCTTGCAAAACCAACTTCAGAATGTTCAATTAGCTGACATGATTCGTAAGCGTAAGCTAGAGCAACAAGCATTAGCTGAACAACAACGAATTCAAGGTGTTATCCAAGGTGCTGTAACCAAGCCTCAAGAGATTTATGGTGAGGACATCATGGGTCAGCAAGTAGGCGAAGGCATGACTGCTGGTGGCTTTGATTTGCAAAAAGCAATGCCTCAATTGATGAGTTCACCAGAAGGGCGTAAAGCCTTGACTGAATTGATTGCATCTCAAAAATCAATGGCTGGTGAAACTACTTCATTAGCAGAAGGCGCAAAACTTATTCGTGTAAATCCTATTACTGGAAAAGTAGAGACTGTTGCTCAAGGCGCACAAAAGAAAGAAACTGTAACAGTTGGGAATAGTGTTCTTGATAAAAATACAATGAAAGTTCTTTATACAGCACCTGATGCACCTGCTGCTTCTATTAAAGAGTTTCAAGATTTTATGAAACTTAATCCAGCCGAGCAAAAAGCATATTTGCTTTTACAAGAGCAAAAGCGTCCAAGCACTTCAATCATCATGCCATCAGAGGGTGAGCGTAAAGCAGCCGTTCTTGCAAGCAGATTAAACTTCAGCGTTGGACAAATGAATGAGGCTATTGGTGCTGACCCTAAAGCGGCTATGCCAAACACAGCGGCAGAAGTTGCTCGTTTTGTATCACGCACAGACTTTTTGCCTAACAAGATTAACACGGCACAACGTCAAATTGTTGAGACAGCTCAATTAGATATTCTTGATGCTGCTTTAACTTTGGGAACTGGTGCGGCATACACTCGTGAACAATTAGAAAGTTACAGAAGGGCTTATTTTCCACAATTAGAAGATAACCCTGCAACAGTCAAATCAAAACAAGACAGGTTAATTAACCTACTCAAGTCTGCTGAACTTGGTGCAGGTCGTGCAGCAAAAGATATTACTGTGCCAGTTCCTAAATTGCCAACTGCCCCTGCTACAACTAGTGGCTTGCCAAGTCAAGATGCTATTCAAGCAGAAATTGAAAGACGCAAAAAAGGCGGTGGATAATGGACTTAACTCAATTATCTGATAGTGACCTGTTGGCTTTGCAAGCAGGAGACTTAACTAAAGTCTCTGATGCTGGTTTAACTATTCTTAATCAAGGTCAGCCTAAGTCTCCAACACTTAGAGAATCATTTGAGCGTGGCGCAGGTTTAGTTTATCGTGCTGTTGCGCCTACATTAGCTGGCGCACAGATTGGTTCGTATGGTGGCGGATTAGGTGCTGTTTTAGGCGCAACGGCTGTCCCTGCTGCTGATGCAGTCAATGCACTATTAAACGTAATTGCTTCTCCATTTACTGAAAAGCGATTGATACCAGCATCTCAAGCTATTCAAAACTTGATGACTCGTTCTGGTGTACCTGCTGCGCCAGAAACACAAACTCCAACTGAGCGTGTTGTTGGCGGTGGATTAGAAGCAATGACAGGGGTGGCTAGAACTATCCCTGCTTTGATTAAAGCATCTACAACAGCAACATCTCCTGTTACTCGTGGAGTTACAGAACAACTTGCTGTAGCACCTAAGACTCAAGCAATTGTGACTCCTACGGCTGTTATGTCTGGTCAAACAGTTACAGAAGCTACTGGTAATCCTTTGTATGGCGCAGCTACTACATTGGCTACAGGTGCTGCTGGTAGTGTTAAGCGTCCTCAAAAACAAGAGGCTTTATCTACACAAGCATTAGACAGAATTGCCACAGACAGATATGACCAATTACAACAATCTGGTGTCCAGTTAAAAACAGATGAGTTTGTTAATGCAATGGATGATATTGCAAAAGGTTTGAGACAAGAGGGATATACGCCTAAAGCGTTTCCTAAAGTTGCAGGTGCTATTGAAGAATTAACTTCTACTGCTCAACCTAAAGATTGGACTGAACTTCAAGCATTGCGTAAGATGATTCGTTCTGGTCAAAAGAGTATTGAGCCAGAAGAAAGACGGATGGCATCTATTCTTTTGGATGACTACGATAACTACTTGATGACTGTCCCTAAAGAATCTATTGCTTCTGGTGATATGAAAAACGCAGGTCAGTTATGGTCTGAGGCTCGTAACGCTTATTCAAAAATGAAGAAGTCTGAAGTCTTTGAGGATATGCTTAATGAGGCTAAACTAGACAAAAGTAAATTTACTCAGTCTGGTGAAGAAAACTCACTTGCTAAACAATTGCGTCAACTTGCCAAGAATGACAAGAAAATGCGAGTGTTTACCAAGACTGAACAAGCGGCTATTGAGCAAGCCGCCAAAGGTGGAACGACTCAAAATCTATTGAAGTTCTTTGGACGCTTTGCGCCTACTGGTGTTGTGCCAGTTGGTCTTAGTGTTGGAACTACTGCATTAGCACCGATGATTGGAATTCCTTTAACTATTGGCGCAGCAGGTTCTCGTGTAGCGGCTACTAATATGCGTAGAGGTAGCGTAGAGGACTTAGCTAATATGATGCGTTATGGTGGTACTCCACAGACAATTGGCAGTCCATTTAGGGCTGTTACTCCAACAACTGCAAGAGGTTTATTGTCTATGGAAGACTTAGACCAAGAACAGCGTAATCTCTTAGGTATCCAATAAGGACTGATATGCACCATTTAGTCTATGTCACTACAAATATAGAGAATGGAAAGTTCTATATTGGTAAGCATAGCACCGCAAATTTGAATGACAATTATTGTGGTTCTGGTGTATGGGTGTTAAGAGCAAAGAAAGCAAAAAGGAAACTTTTTACTAGAGTGGTCAAATCTTGCCAAACTGAAGAAGAAGCATATAGACAAGAGTATGAAATCATTGTTAATGCAAAAGAATGTTGGCCTGATTTATGTATGAATATATCTGATGGGGGTGTTGGATTTTCAACATCGTACCCATCAGTTAGAACTGGTGAACTAGCACCTATGTATGGGAAAAAGCATACAGAGGAAGTAAAAAAGCAAATTGCTAAAACAATGTCTTATCGTGCTGGTGAAAACCATCATATGTATGGCAAAAATCACGATGAAGACACTCGTAAAAAAATGTCTGAAAGCCATTTAAAAATTGGTCATTTGCGTGGTAAGAAAGTAAAATGCTTAACAAATAACGTTGTTTATGGCTCACTTGCAGAAGCTGCAAGGAATGTTGCCATAAATTCAAAAGCCAGAAATAACATTAGAGTTGCAATTAAAAAGAATTCTGTTGCTTATGGTCATAAATGGTCTTTCATTGAGGAATAGATATGCCACGTACAAAGATTAGTGAATTTAGCGCAACCCCTGCTAATAACACAGACATTGATTCGATTAACATTGCAGAGGGCTGTGCGCCCTCTGGCATTAACGATGCTATCCGTGAGTTAATGGCTCAACTGAAGGACTTTCAGACAGGTGCTGTTGGTGACTCGTTTAACGGGCCTATCGGTACATCTACGGCTGCTGCTGGTGCATTTACCACTCTGTCAGCATCTAGCACAGCTACGCTATCTGGTTTAACTGCTTCTACTGCTTTGGCATTGGATGCAAGTAAGAACATAGTCTCTGTGACTAATACAGGTACTGGTAGCAACGTACTGGCTACCTCTCCTACTCTAGTCACACCTATCCTTGGAACACCTACTAGCGCAACTTTAACGAACGCTACAGGTCTTCCTATTGCTACAGGTGTATCAGGTCTAGGAACTGGCATTGCTACTGCTCTAGCGGTCAATACAGGGTCTGCGGGTGCGCCAGTATTGTTCAATGGTGCATTGGGTACACCATCTAGCGGTACTGCAACGAATCTAACTGGTTTGCCCCTGACAACTGGAGTGACAGGAACACTACCTACTGCCAATGGCGGTACAAACCTAACATCATTCACAGCTAATGGTGTGGTTTACGCATCTAGTTCTAGTGCATTGGCTACTGGCTCTGCGCTTACTTTTGATGGGACTGCGCTTGTTTCTGGAACGTCAATTCGTGCAAATTCGTTTATGGAGATTAGAAGCAATACCGCCATAATGTATTGGGAAAATGCGGCAAATACATTGTGGTGGGCGCAAAAACTGACTGGCTCAGACTTTGCATGGGATTACTATGATGGAAGCACTGTTGCCGAAAAAATGCGCCTCACCTCAACAGGGTTGGGTATTGGTACAAGTTCGCCAGCGGCAAAGCTGCAAATAAATCAAGTTACAAGTTCTGGCACAGCAATGGGAATTGTTGCTTCATCAGCAAACACAGGACTAACAGATGATTTTGCTTCTTTGTTTTTGCAAAACACAAACACCACAAATGGTAACTATAATGTTTTAGGGTTTGTTAATGACCAAGGCGGCTATTCAAGTGCTATTTACGGCGTTTATACAAGCCACACTTCAGGGTCGCAATCAGGCGCGTTAGTTTTTTCAACTAGGAATGCTGGCAGTTTTGCCGAGCGTATGCGCCTCGATTCGGCAGGCAATCTAGGCTTGGGAGTTACTCCGAGTGCTTGGAGAAGCAATACTCCTGCTTTCCAAATTGGTTCTGCTGGTGTTTGTTTATTTGCTGATAGCGGAGTCACAGCAGAG